ATCTCGGCCTGGCGACCAAAGTTCATGCCCTGGTCTGGCTTCATGCGGCTCAGGGGCACATTGAGTGCGCCATAGAGCTTGTTCTGGAAGTAGTTGATGTCGTTGATTTCACCGAGATTTTCACCGCCACTGAGCGTGGTGATTTCTGTGCCTTTACCGCCTTCGCGTCTGGGCATCCAGAAGTCTTCCAGCATGCTCATGGTTTTCTTTTCGTCGCGAATCTCACCAGTAATAGCATCATAGGTAACCTTGTTGCGATACTGGTTCATGATCGACTTGACGTACTGCTCGGCCTTGACTTTGGGCAGGTTACCAACGTCGATGTAGAAGATGCGACGTTCGGGTGCCCGAGTCATTCGGTAAATCACCAGACTATCTTCGGTCATTCTGAGCTGGTTTACCACCTTGATGGCCTTGTGCAGATAACTCATGACCATGTTTTTATCCAGGTCGATGATGCCGCTGGTGCAGTAGGCTATGCTGTCAGGATTGATTCTGATGCCCTGGCTGGCAGTTGCCGGGCTAGGCACCGTAGCAATCAGTCCCTTTTCGTTGAACACGAAAAATTCTTCGATGTTTTTAATGAACTCAACGCCGGTCTTCTGATCTTTTTCTTTGTTGACCTTCTTGACCTTTTTAATCTTACGGGGGTCAATGTAGCGTAGTTCCTGAATGCCAGCACCGGGATTGCTGGTATTGATGATCTTGTGGTAGTAGATTCTGCCGTCGCTGTACCAGCGACGGAAAATGTCGTAGCCCTTGCTGTTGAAATCCAGTAGGCTCAGTACATTGTTGAATTCTTCTTCCATGAGTGTCTTGACGCTGTTGCTCAGTTGGACTTTTTCCAAATCCAACTTGACAACAACCTCGTCGTCGGCAGCCGCCACGGCTTCTGTGACAATGTCTTCTATGGCACTGTCACAGTCCGGGTAGGTACTGACGTCACGATAGCGACTAATCAGATCGTTCTCTGACTTAGCCACGGTGTCAATGTCCATGTAGGTTCCAAAGAACCCCGTGGCATTAACAGTCGTGGCACCGTCGTCGTCCTGCGGAGGGACGAAGCTCTTTTTCTGAGCTTCCTCCGCAGGTTTTTTCTTCTGAATAGTATAGCCAAATAATGAAAGGTCAGCCATTGTATGCCTTATTAGATAGTAAAGTTACCCAGACCCACGGTGTTGTTGATGACATTGCCAGCACTCAGCGCGTTATCCAGGGTAGTGGTATAATGCTGGTATTGGAACGTCACTGTATAGGTCTCAATGCTGTCGTTGTCCGCATAGTTCAGAGAAATATCTGAAATGTCGGTGGGGAACGCGCTGTGAATATTGTAGACCTTCAGAGGATTGTTGTTACGATCCAGCTGAGTGACTGCCAGGTTGGCCTGATATTCACGTGGATTGGTTCTGCCATTGTTGTTGACCAGATCGTTCATACCAATCATCCACTGCTCCAGAGCGTTGCGAATTGCAAAGCTCACGTCGTTCATCACTGTTACTGTCCAGGGAGCAAAGGTTCGCTCACCGGCAAAATGCACTGCTCGACCGCGGTATTGCACTGGAATTGCTGCAACAACGCTTCCTGGTAGTGTGGTGGCTGAGCAAAGAAACGACGCTTGCGCTGCCGCTGCTGCTCCGGCCCCAACATAACCAGGAAAATTCAATGCTACAAAAAACTGGTTGGCGCGGGCACCGCCACCAACCAGAGCAGCTTTGAATTGATCAACGTTGAAAATTGATCTTTCTGCCATTTTATTTTTCTCCTGTTAAATACCTATTAAGCGCCAATTTCTTCAAACGCAACGCCCGAACGAGTCGCAATAAAGTTCAAGGTAATGAAGTTAATCGACTTGTTGGGTTTGATGTAGATATCGGCAACAAATTCGTTGCGGTCAATGACCTCACCGGTGTTGTTGGTTTCATCGCAGACAACACGGAAGTCAGTGATACCTCGGCGGCCCTGAACATCTCTGAGGAAGGGCTCAACAAGAGCGTTAAACTGCGCACGAGTAAATGCATCGTTGAACTCGAACAGCTGGAACTTGGCAGCGGTAGCAATGGCTTTTTCCAGGACAATGAACAGACGTCGTACATTGATGCGGTCAAAAGCGCTGGGCTTCTGAGTAGCAGTCTTGTCGCCGAACAGCACAGTACCCAGACCAGGTTGAGCAACCACAGGATTGATCTGGAAGCGATATAGATTATCACGATCAGTCTTGTTGGGGTTCCAGCTCAGCTTGACCACATTCTTGATCTGGCCGCGGCTATAACCACCGATGCTATACCAGGGTTCAGTCAGGGTGTCGGTGCGTACAGCGCAACCTGCGGTATCGCCGCACAGTGGCACCCAACGATAAACGTCATTGTATCTATCATACTGATACTTCCAGGCGCTGTCGATGAACGCATACGAGGTGTCTTTGTTGAAGTTTGTATTGCGATCGTTGACCACCGCAGTAGCAGTCTTGAGACTTGACGATGTTGGGCTGACAAACACCACACAGTCGCGTCGAACATCTGCCACGTTGTCGGCAACAAAGCGGGCAGTTGCATTGTCAGCGGTAACACCAACTACTGGGATTAGGCTGACATCATAGACTTCGCTGTTGGCCAGCTTGGCATACTCAGTCTGCAGCAGTCCGTCGGTTGGGGTAACAGTAACGCCGCCACTGAAGCTGCGAGTCTGAACCTGGCTCATGAGGTTGAAGCCGCCGGTGACTGGAACTTCGCCGGTCCAGGCGACATTGTTGCCTGCCGAGCTGGTGGTCAGCGCAGTATGGCTGCCCCAACGAATCCAAGCACTGTTCAGGTTGATGTAGGTCTTGTAGTACAGACTTGTACCGTCGGTGCTGCGAGCGTCAGTACCCTTGCTCAGACCTTCGTGCATTTCCAGGATGGTTCCAGCAACCCCAGTAATGGCACCGTCTTCGTCCACAACTGCTACGTGGATTTCGTCATAGATGGTGGCAGAAGCGGCACTCTGGCCAGTCTTGTTCAGAGCATAACGGCTGTTGTTTGGACGGCTGGCGACATTTTGCCAGTATTCCCACAGGATGCTGATGCTGGTGGTACCAGCAGTAGTCAGACCAGTGTCATTGGTGAATGCCAGAGAAGTTGCACCGCTGGCTGCGTCTGCAGTAGTCTGGAAACGATAGGCTACATTGTTGGCAGTGATTTCAACCCAGCTTCCTTTTGGTACTGGACGAGTCAGGGCCGAGACTGCTGCACCGGTGGTGTAGATGGTGCCTACGCCCGACAGGTTGGCTGCAAAGCTATAGCTGTTGTAGTCGCACACGCTAATCTTGAGACTGTCACCCAGAGTTCCTGGATAACGAGCCACGTATTCTGTACCAGTCAGTGTGGGTGCAGTATAGCCAGCATCGCCATTGTAGTTGTCGTCGTTTCTAACCAGCACTGCTGAACCCAGGGCCACAGAGTTTCGAGCCGAGCTATCAGCTACTCGAGATACCTGCAGGTTGTTGCCATAGGCCAGGAAGTTGGCTGCCGTGAACCAATATTTAAAGTTGTTGTCGTCGGGCTTGCCAAATGTGTTGTATAGTGTTTTTTCTGAGTCAACAGTAACAAATTCTTCTGCTGGTCCCCAGTTGAAATGTCCCACAAAGGCGCCAGCTGTGGTGGCAACCTGAGGGACGAATAAGCTAACGTCGCGTTCTTGAACTAGAACGTTAGGCGAAACTTGAAAAGGCATGGTATTCTCCTTATTTTAAACCGCTCAAAACTCTTGGATCAATATTACTTGTATCAGTTATTTATATAAAACCAAGTTTAGAACCAAGAATCAGTCTTCTGTACTGTCCAGACAGCGCCATCCTGCACGTATTGCTCCGGCGATGCGTCGTCTCCGTTGTTGATGAAACCAAAAGGTGTGAGTTCATCCTCAATCTGCCGTATCTGCGCCTCAAACATGCTCTCTCTGAGATTGATGTTGGTGAGATCTCGAAAATATGGATTGGTGGTCAGCCAACCAAACAACACCAGAGGCATGACCAGATCATCGTGGTAGCCCTCGTCGGCAGCATAACTGTCTTTCTTTTCAATGAAGGTCGAAAACTCTGAAATGATGTCTCGATCCCAGACCATGAGCTTCTGTCCTTCCACCAGCGTCTTTAGCTGGCTGCAGCCAATGCGCTTGACCTTTTTATCGGTGCGAACTCCAGGCTGGGTGCTGCGTCCTCCAAATCCTCCGCTGACAACCTGACCTTTGGTGCCATCGCGGTTGACCCACAGCATGTTTTCATATTCCATTTCGTGATACAGGATGTCAGAAATCTGCTGTCCGTTGTCGTTGATTTCCACCAACACATAGGCATTGTTGTAATTTCTTGCCACTGTATGTATTGTGGTGGGATATAGTAGTGGGCTGATCTTGTTGTCTCGAAACTTGGCTACTACCTTGTAGGGACTGCTGGAGATGTTGATAACCACAAACGCCGAGTAATCTCCACCCACGCCTCGGCTGGTATCTACTATGACCACATAGGCTGCCGGAGGTTGCGTAATTGCGCCCTGTTCGTCTTTAATCAGCCGCTGAGGTTCTTCCAGTATATCCAGGCCATCTTTGCTGTAGATAGGATGCTTGGCGCTGAGTCGGCTCAGTGTGTCGGCATCCAGCAGGGTATAACTAGAACCCAGGAAACTGCACAGCACTTCCTGAGCAAATTTAACATCGCCCAGCACAGATCGCTGTTCGTTGGCCCAGCGTTCGTCCCGTCCTGGTATGGCTGTGTAGGGTATGAATAAATTGACGAAATCGTTGCGTTTTTCTTCAGCGTCGTTCCAGAACTTCCAGAAGTGGTTGTAGCCCAGAGGTGTTGATGACATCAGTACCTTGGTGGTTTCACCGGCCATGATGGTCGGATAAGTCGATGTAAAAAACTCTTCGGCCACGTTGTTGGGAATGATGGCGGCTTCGTCGATGTACAACCAGTTAACCGACTTACCTCGGATACCAGATGCTGCCGTGGCGGCAGTGAAAACCTTGCTACCATTCTCCAATTCAATGCTGCCCTTGTTCCACTCCTTTACACCCTGCTGCAACCACAGAGGCAGGTTCTCGTACATGCCCTGATATCGACTCAGAACTTCTCGAGCTGCTGCGGCCTTGTTGGCCAGGATAGCCACGGTTTTGTTTTTCTGAAACAATGTGTACCAGAGAATGCAGGCCGCACTGGTAATGGTTTTGCCCTGCTGTCGGCCTTCCATGAGGATGACCTTGCGGTTCTCCAGTATGGTGCGAACTTTTTCCTTCTGACAGTCGTAGAGTTTGAACGGTACCAGACCGTGATCCAGGCTGACAATCTTGCAGTAGGTCTCAATGAAGTAGATGGCATCCTCGGCGCAGCGTTCAATTTCGTCGATTTGCCAGAGCTCATAGTCAATGTCAAAGCCGACCTGTTTGAGCCGGCTGTTGCCGTTATAGCTCGGTCGGTTTTTTCGGGGTAACATCAATCTCTGCCTTTTTCTTTTCTCGCAGCATATCAATTAAGTCTGCCGTGGACCCAGAAAATACTATGTTGTTCTGTGTGCCAATCTGTTGTTGTTTGACTTCCTCGGGACTCTGCAGTTCCTTCTTGGTCTTCTGCAGAGCCAGCAGGTCCTTGGCCGTCTCGGCCACAGTCTTGATTAACTGACCAGTTACCTCATAGGCTCGGGGATGGTCACTCTGTCGGGCAACATTGATCATGTCGTCCAGGGCAGTTTCGCCCTTGGCAATCATGCGCTTCAGAGCACCCCGAGCCTGCTCGAAGTCATCGTCAACCTCAGGGTCAACCGAGGCTGGCGGCGGCACAGGAGCTGGTAGATTGGTTGGAGGAGTATTAAACTTCTCATCCAAGGCATCAAAGACTTTTTTATCTTGCAAGGCTGAATCCCAGAACGTCAAAACTTAAATGGTTAAATGCCGGAGTAGTAGAACCATTATCGGAAGTTACTGCCACGTGTCTTAGAGTCTGACCTGCTGCAGGGAAGGCTGTTCCACCCAGGGTTGTTTCTGAAACCAGATCCACATCAGGACTGGTAGACAGATGAACAATTGCTGTAGAAGTCACACCACCCGCGTCACCACTGCCATTGACACCAACGCCTGTTACAGTTACTGTCGGTGGCCCCACTACTGCGGTTGCCGTAATACTGGTCCAGGACTGTCCATATAAGTGAACGTGCGCCATGGCGTCGTCACGGTTTTGGTTAATGTTGACCTGCAGTCTGGCAGTAACGCCCGGCAACGGCGGTAAGCTTCCCAAGGTAGTGGATGCAAAGCTGTCAGTGGTGTATGATGCTGCGGTTGCATGGCTGACCACCGATAGTGTTGA